CTCCAAATAATTACACAACAAGAGTTGTTCAAGGAAGTGTTTTAGTAACTCCTGGGGTTAGCATATGACAAATTATGATGTAAGATTATCTTCTCCAAATTATAATGTAAATTTATCTAATGAGGACCAGTATAATATTGGTCTTAACTATGAAACTCCATTAAAAAGTATTCAGTATACAAATTTAATTATTGATGATATATCAAGTCAATTTAATGGAACGACTCAAATATTTTCAATAACTGTAAATGGAGAACCATACACTCCAGTAAATGAGCAACAACTCATTATTTCAATCAATGAGGTTGTTCTTAGTCCAGGAATAGACTATCAAATTTCCGGATCTAGTATATACTTTACCAATCCCCCAGCATCTGGTAATGAGTTTTTTGGTGTTGCACTTCAAACTACAGCAGATTTAACCAGAACCATTGCTTTTTTAATTGATAATGGATCACAAGATATACTACCTGGATCAAAAGGGTTTTTGGCATTAGATGTTTCTGGAGATATAGAATCTTGGACTTTATTATCAGATGTTTCTGGGTCAATTGCAATAGACATAGAAAAATGTACTTATAATGATTTTCCGAGCAATTTTACATCTATAGTTGGCAGTGAGTTTCCAGTATTGAACAACCAGATAAAAAATAAAGATGATAATCTTACAACTTGGAATAAGCAGATAAATATTGGTGATGTTTTAAATTTTAAGGTACTAAGTTGTACCGGAATACAAAAATGTTCCGTATTATTGAAATTGAAAATTTAATTTCTTGGTCATTTAAAATTTATAAATAAATATATAAACAGACTTTTTAAGTTAAAAAGGAGATTTAATAAATGGCTTTATTAGTATCGGATAATGGTGAACTTCAGTCATTAAGATACCTTGTAAACAGCAATCATAATATTCCAAGAAATTTGATTCTGAAGCTTTTTACAAGCAACACTACTCCTGCAGAATCTGATGTTCCATCACAGAGTGCATATTACGAACCATATGATTCAACTGGACTTGTTGGATATGGAACAGCACCAAGTACTGGATATCCTTCCGTAATTAACAATAGATGGGATCAAGATTATACCAGACAGTATGGTATTCTTCTTGATGGAACAAGATGGAATGTTAGAACTATCACTAATCCAATTGCAACTCCAACTGCAAGTGGTAATGTTGGTGAGTATACAATTACAGTATCATCTCCTTTAAATATTGCTGTTGGACATTATGTTTCTGGTGGTCAGGTTGGTTCAAATGCAGTTGTTGCTGCAATTGATGGAAATACTGTTGTTTTAACTCAACCAAACGTTGGTAACTTTACCAATCAAGCAATGGAATTTGGTAGAGGAACAACAACTGCATCATACCCAGAGCAGACATTTACCTTTACATCTGCAGCAAATAATGCTTACGGTTATTATCTGGTAAGAGCAAATAATCTTCCTGTTGCTATTCATGGTGTTCAAAATGCAATTAGCGTTGCAGTCGGAGCAACAATTTCTAAAGCACAGACAGTAGGAACTGTTGGTTTCTCATCAATTACCCTCTATCCATTTGCTCATGCACCAACAGCAACTGGAATTACATCTGAATTTACAGTTTCTGTTTCCAGTGCTACTGGAATTACTACTTCTCAAAGAGTAATTGGCACAGGAATCGCTTCTGGGGCAAGAGTTGTTGGTATTATGAATACGACAACAATTATTCTAGACAAAGCAAATACTGGATCTGTTAGTGGTGTAGCAACATTCTACGAAAACGTCACTGAAGATATTTGCGTTGGAATGGCAGTCACTCATTCAAATCTACCGGGTGAAGTTAATGCTATCCCAAGTGGAACATTAATTACAGGTATTGATGAGAAAAATAATATTGTTTATCTCAGCAATGCACTAGTAAACAACATTCAGTCTGCTACAGGTAATACTGTTAATTTCAATTACAGTCAGGTTTCAGCAACAAATCATGGACTTGTTCCTGGTGATATTGTTTATATTGCTGCAGGAACAGGCAACACAACTACAACTTCTTCAACATACACAGTATTTGAGTCAAGAGATGCAAATACATTGACAACTGTTCCTGCTATGACAGGTGTTGGAAGTGCAACTGTATATAGTTCAATCTTCTTCGCAGAAAGATTCACAAACGGTCCTTACAACATCCAAAACAATGGAGACCAAATTAAGGTAACCCTAAACATCAGCCTCGACTGATATTCTTTGATAAGATCATTCTTGAGGGGGGTTGCTAAAGCGGTCCCTCTTATTTTTTTCTCATAAGGCAAAAATATGGCACCAAGAAACGTAGGATTAAATTCAACATTTAATGAGCAACGTTTGGTAATAAATGAACTTTCTGTAGACGTAGATAATCTATCTAACTCTGGTTTTTTGACAGCATCAAATTTAGTAGGTTATGCAACACAAGGTTATGTAAATAATGCTTTAAATGGTTATGCGACACAAGGTTATGTAAATAATGCTTTAAATGGTTATGCGACACAAGGTTATGTAAATAGTGCAGTAACAGGTTTCATAACTTCTGGTGCTCTTATTGGTTATGCAACACAAGGTTATGTAAATAGTGCAGTGGTTGGATATGCCACTCAAGGTTATGTAAATGCTCAAATTGGAATTAGAACTTTTTCTGGAAATTACAACGATTTGACCAACAAACCGTTTATTCCAGTAAATATAAATGACCTTTCAGATGTAAATGCTGGAGGACCATCTACAGGTCAAGTATTAAAATGGTCTGGATCGGAATGGCAGGCTGCTTCGGACTCTACTGCTGCTAGTGGTTCTGGAATTGGTTTAACTGATTTATCCGTAACAATAAATCCTGTAGGTATAAATTCTTTAGCATATAATAATTCTACGGGTATATTTTCATTTACCCCAACAGATTTAACTGGATATGCAACTACAACTTCAATTGTAGGATTTATAACTTCTGGTTCTTTAAGTGGTTATGCCACTCAAGGATATGTCAATAATTCCATCGTAGGATTCATAACCTCCGGTGCTTCTGGATCCAATTTAACTGGTATTATTACATCCGTAACTGCAGGTACAGGAATCACTGTTACTCAAAATATTGGCAATGTAACTATTAGTGCAACTGGAGGACAATCTTATTGGGAATCAACTGCGGTAGGAATTCATACACTTTCCAACGTCGGTATTGGAACCACAAATCCAGTAGATAAATTAACAGTTTCTGGTAAAATACAAATTCAGCAAGATTCTGGTTCCAATAATAGAATTGTTTTTAGGGGGCAACCAGAGTCTTCTTATCGTTGGAACATTGATAATTATTCATCTTCCAATGATCTTAGAATTTTTAGAGAGGATGATGCAACTTCGGCAAATGGATACGTTGCTGTTAGTATTACCCCAACTGGTAATTTAAGTGATGGAAAAGGCAATGTTCGTGCAGTTCCAGCAAACTCACAAACAACATCTTATACTCTAACATCATCAGACACAGGAAAGCATATTAATATAACTACTGGTGGAGTCACAGTTCCATCTGGGGTTTTCTCTGTCGGTGATACAATATCAATATACAATAACTCTTCATCCAATCAAACGATAACACAAGGTGGATCTGTAACAATGTATTTGGCAGGAACTGCAACAACTGGAAATAGAACTTTGGCACAAAGAGGATTATGTACTATTCTCTGTGTTTCCTCCAATACATTTGTTATACTTGGAGGTGGGTTAACATAATGTCTATTGCTCAAATGTTTTTTGTAAACCCAGCAGCACTTCCTTTGAGTTGGGAAATGCTATTAGTTGGTGGTGGTGGTGGTTCTTATGCGCCAGGTTATGGAGCAATAGATGATGATTTTATTATTTTCACTTATTCTGGTGGAGGTGGAGGCGGTGGCGTAAGAACAACAAGTGGAACCACAGAAACTGGAAGTTCTCTATATCTTACTATTGGAGGCGGAGGTGCTGCTGCTGATGGCTCAACTGGAAAAGGAAGTTCCACATATTATGCTTTAACTTCTGGCGGTGCTGCCGTATTTACATCATTAGGTGGTGGATCTGGTAGTAGTTCTGGAACGAATAAAAATGGTAGTTCTGGTGGTGGCGGTTCTCAATCATCATATTCACAATTTCCTGCAGCATATAGAACACCAGGGACAGGAACTGCGGGCGAAGGAAATAATGGTGGTAGTGTTGCTACTAATGCTGCTGGTGGCGGTGGAGGTTTTAGTGGAAGTGGTGGTAATGCTAGTTCTGGAACTGGAGGAACTGGTGGTAGTGGATATAATTTAACAACATTTGCTGGCGGTTCTACGGTTAATCTTGGATGGGGTGGCGGTGGTGCTAGCTCAAACACATTTTCAAATAATGGTGATGGTTCAACTACATCAAGTGCTCCAGCAAATAGTGGAGGCGGTGGTCACGGTCAAACTAGTTATTCTGGATCTACTGGTGGTTCTGGCAGAATTGTAATTCGATATCCAGGAACTGTTGCTAAAGCAACTGGAGGAACAATTACGTATCAAACTGTAGGCGGAACTGCTTACGTTATACATACTTTTACAAGTTCTAATACGTTTACTGTTTTATAATCATGGCACACTTTGCTAAACTAGACGAGAACAACAAAGTAATTGAAGTTATTGTAGTATCTAATGATGATATCCTTGATGAAAACGGAGAAGAATCAGAAGAAATTGGTATTCAATTCTGTAAAATGATTCAAGGAGAAAATACTAACTGGAAGCAAACCTCATATAACGGAAACATTAGAGGAAGATATGCTGGAATTGGAATGTACTACGACGAAATTATTGATGAATTTGTTTCTATTGTAGGTGATCAATGAAAATAAAATTATTGGATTATCCATTCCCTCATGTATTGTGTGAGGATTTTTATGATGAAAAAGAACTTGCTTTAATCTGGGAAGAAATTAAATTCTTGTCATATCCCAGCAAATTATTTAATCCAGGATTTCATCATGATCCTAGCGGAACATTGACTAGAAGTAGAGCACTCCATTTGGAAAAAGCATATTCTATAAAAGAATTATCCAATATTTTGCAAATCACTAAAAAAACTTTAGACCCTCCTTTTGTATCTACAATCATAAACAAGTGGCCTTCTTTTTTGCGCCTCAGGTTTATCGATTTAATTATGACTAAAATTAGATATTATCATAATGA